AGGCACTTGAAATTGATTATAAATATCATTGCTTGATGCCTGCATTAAGTTAACAAAATCCATATCACGTGGGTTTAAAAATAAATCTGTATAATTTATTGGTTCATTTGTAATAATATCTCTTCCTGCACCGTTCGGGCCTCTTGCATTAGTTATAGATTGTGCAAATGCCTCATAAGAATCTTGATCTAAACTCTCAGCCGGACTCCATAATCCTCCCGGCCTATTGCCATCTTTTAACAGTTTAGAATTATGAGAATTCCCATAATATTTAGTTAATGACTGCTGGTATATTGCTTGCAAAGGACTTAATGCGTATACACCGCTTTTCCTACGCTGTGTTAATAATTGTATAGTTTCACTTAACTGATCCCTTGTTTGATATACCCACATCCCACGCTTAGGGATATCTTCTCTATTAAATATAGTAACTTTCCCTTTTGTTAAGTTAATTGTCTGTAAATTATTATTGCCGTCTTGTATCAAAGTAAAATTACTTGAAGGCTCTGTATATATACTTGAAGGCTCATAATTAACATTGCCAACTAATACAGGGAAACAAGCGCCTGTAAGTAAATAAGAAACCATTATTTCATATTTAAATTGCTCTGAACTCATTCCCATTCCGGGATTATCTAATAGGTCTAAAAATGGATGATCTTCTAATATATATTCTCCGGTTTTTTTATCTCTTAATACAGGTCTCATTTGCTGGAATGCATAACCAACCCTTTGACATATATCGTTTATAGCGTCTATATTCTCACCTAACCAATAAGCATAAGAATAGCTTAATTGCGCACAATGAATGTACGAGCCGCCCTTAAATATATTTACACTACCACCACTTTTTTTCTCTATCTGTTCTGGTTGCGTCTTTTTAAACCTGTCAAAAAATCCCATTATCTTGTCCTTACGGATATATTCTATCTAAACTTGAAAACTTTATATTACCTGATAAATAAGTTGTCCTAACTTCTTTACTTCCAAACTTCCATATCAATTCATCTGGTAAGTCGTCCTCTACATATATAGTAGCAGTAAAAGCCCCTGTATCAGCATCGTATATAACATTTATTTCCGCATTAGTAATTATTGTATTAGTGCCATATAAATAACTTACAGGTTTTATTGAAATAGTTATATCAGAAGTTATTGCTCCAATATCATATACGTTTCCTGTAATTGTAGATTGGGTTAATACTGGATTAGATGGTTCTGCGTTAAACTCAAAAGACACGCTATCAAGCTCAGGTGTAGTACTTCCATCATTAGAATGCAAATAAGCTTTAAAATTTATCGAACTTACATCTGTTAATACAAGACTAGTAATATTTGCCTTAATATCTGCAGAAGTATTGCTTTCTGCATAACCTGTAGATTCAACCCATGAACTACCATTCCAATACATGTCAACACCATTAACAACAATTACAAACCCTATGTTATCACTTCCGGCTATAGTTTCAACAACATCAAAATCAATAAACTCTGTAGCTTGAAATCCTTGTTTTGGAATTATAGTCGGATTATCAACAGGATAACTAACTCCCGGCCCGGGTAATTCTTGCGTACCAGCCCCACCATTCCATCTAAAGGCAACCTCGGCAGCTGTTAGCTCTCTATTATATACAACACATTCATCAATAGTTGTTGTATTCAAAAGACAAACATTATTTCCCTCACGACCTGATATTTGGAATATAGAATTTGTTATAATTGTAGAATCTAAAACGTCAGAAGCAAAAATTGATTTATCAATAACATTATCTATAAATAAATTCATTCCTGTTACTAATGAGCTACCGTCATAAGTTGCAACAACATGATGCCAGTCATTATCATTATAGTTAGCATTACTTTGTATTACAATGCCATTGCCATTTAAGTCGTAAATTGACCATGCAATTTTCCCGCTTAATAATAATAGACTAACACCTGTAAAAGGTGAACCGGCTTTTTGCTTTGACAACAATATTTGTGTTGTTGTAGAAGAATATTTTACCCAGCATTCAAAACTAAAGGATTCAGTTCTCTCAAAATTAAAATCCTGTGATCCAAAATCAACAAATCCTAATGTAGCACTTAATCCTATTAAACCATTATTTATTTTAGCTGGTACTTTATTAACATCCCCTGTATAGCCACCTTTTAAAGCTCCATCTCGACTATTCCCTGATAAATCTCTAAATACATTATCTACAACATTATCGTCCATTGTAACATACATATACGCTTCTGGTGTACCGGAACTTGCTAATAGTTTAGCAATTCCTCCGGCAACTTCTATTTTATTTGAATCGAATGTATAGTTATTTCCAGTTGTATAGTTATATATTAGATTAGGCATTTTCTTCCTGTTTTTCCTTTACAAGTCCTTCATTGAGTTTGTTTACAATAACTTTCAAAGCTTCCTGTATTGCAACATGTTCCTGATAAGTCGCCTTAAAATTATTAGCAACTTGATTGATAATCTTAACAGCTTCTTCTAATTTCATTTCCATCTATTCACCTCTTAAATAATTTATTAAATAGACCTTTTTTCTTAGGCTCTAATTGTTTAACTTCTAATGCCTTGCATAGTTCGTTAATTTTATTAGCTTGTGATTCATTTTCTTTTTTCAACTTCTGCATTTCGTTAATAATATATGGAATTAAATCAGATTTATTATATCCCTCTATTTCATCATTTCTATTTTTAAATGTAATTCCCTCAATTCCTGCCTTATTGGTAATCTTCTCAACATCTTCTGCTATAAATCCATCCTCTGTGTGTGTGCCTTTAATATGTTTATAGTTAACTAATTGTAAATCATAAATCCAGTCTGAATTATCAGATTGTTTAATATCTGTTTTATATCTTTTTGATGATGTGTCATAAAAAAACTGACCTGTTCCAGCAGTCCACCTTAAATCAGAACCACCCGTAGAGCCTGTCATGTTAGGACCAAACATTTGACTTGTAAATGATATATCTCCATCCTGCTCTATTGTCATCGCTAAAGAGGGCGTGGTGTTTCCATTTGCCGTAGTAGAAAATACTAACTTAGTACCACCAGCAGTGCTAGTAAAATCCTCTGTAGCTATTGCTTGTAAATAAGCTGTTTCTAATGTAGCGGTTGCATTATAATAGCCCCTAAAAGAAACAAATCCTATTTCATCCCCAGAATCAACCGCATTTGTTGTTGCTCTTTTTTTTGACAAATATATACCTGATCCGCTTGTACTTTCCTCATTTCGTGTAGCTGAAAAAGAAGAATTTAAAGCACTTGTTCCAGTTATATTAACCCTTGCGGAAAATCCACCTGATATCGGTGTGCCTGCGTTAATATCTCCAGGAACTAAAACATCATTCCCACCATTATCTCGGCCTATCTGAATAACATCATCAGCGTGTCCTGTGCCAGTTACCTGTAATCTAAATATATTAGTTGTATCAAGTGCGTTAAAATCACATATCTGATTGCCGTCTGCTCCGACTATACGTATATCGTCTCTTGCGTCAATTGCGTAACCAGCAGCAGGAGTTCCTACACTCCCAACCCTTAAAGCACCTGCTATTGATATGTCATCTCGAAAGACTGTTTTATTTTTCAAATCTATTGCGTCAATACCTGTTGCTGTACTTCCTGCATATATTATTGTTTTTCCCGGTTCTGTAGCGTGCTCGTTTCCATGTACCCTTACCGAAGAACCTCTTGTTGTTGCTGTAGTTCCACCGCCGCCAAGATAAATTGCTTTAGTATCACTACCGTCGGTAGAATTAGTATTAATATAATTAGTCGTACTTGCAAACTCTGTAATAGAATTTATTACAACTGCTCCACCGTTTGGTTGCAACAATAAATCGTATGCTGTTGCTGTTCCGTCAACCCGTTGCGATTGTATATAACCAACCCCGCTTGATAATGTTCCACATACCAAACCAAAAAGACTTCCGCCCCATTGTGTGGCGTGTCCGCCTTCCCCAAGTGCTGGAATATTTGTAACTGTTCCGCCAACGTGTAATATTGCTTTAGGTTCTGTTATTCCGTTAACACCTATATTTTTTGAAAAAAGAATATCATCTTCTGTATACCGCAAGCTAATAAAAGGGTCAAAAGCTGTTTTCCACATACCAATATCAATTTGTGGTGGGGTTTCAGATCCAATACCTTGAGACATTATCTGGAAATTGCTCTGTGTTGTCCTGTTTATCAATGCCGTATAATTAACACTATCATTTACAAAATCAGTTCCCGCTAAAAATATCTCGGTTACTAAATTAGCTGTTCCGTCTCCTGCTGGTGCTATTGCAAATCCTGTAGCCTTACTTCCTGTACTATCAGACTGGAATATCGCCCTATCAATTGAAGCAAATGTATTAGTCGGATAGCTTATATTTATATAACCAGTGCCAGAGCCACCAGTTGCATTTAGAGAACCTAATCTTATTGCAGAACCAACACTTTTTATTATTGTGCTTATAAAAGTCTTATCCCCTGCAATCGTCTGTGCCTGGTCATCAATGTGACCGTATGTAACCGTATTAGCTGCAATCTCTAAATTATCTAAATCATTGTGATTCGTAACCGGTACGGCATTGAAACTTAGTGTTTCATATCCCTCGATAATTGTTGCAGTAGTGTCCCCTTTTTTAACAATTATTCTACCAACTAACACACACAATCCACGAACGGAAGCAGGAACAGCAGGAGGACTTGAGCCTTCTGCTTGTGCTAGTGTATAATCTCCGCTTCCTAATACAATGCAGGCTATATCTGTATCATCATCTGCATTTTTAAAAACCCAATTTACGGCGTATCGGTTGGCTGTCAACTCCACAAGATCAGTACCGTCATCATATTGTGTATTGTTGTATTGTGCATTAGCTACAGCAGTCCAAACACCACCAACGTGATAAACATTTTGCAATATTCCCGTAGTTGACGAGTTAAACGCTGGTAGCGCCACCAATTTCGTTCCATAATACACTTTACCTGATGTAATAGTTACATTTCTTGTGCCTGTTTCACCAAGTGTCAACCCTTCAGAAGTTTCAAACCGTCTTAAGTCAACATCTTTTTGAAATGCTTTTTCTGAATATCCGAGTCCGTAGGTATTCCAGTTTATTTTCCCGACATCTGTTCCGTTCCGAGTTGCTGTTATGAGTGGCAATGCCGTAAATGGATTTAATGTGGCAAAATTAGTTGTCACATTTATTTGAGGAGTTCCTGCATTGTAATCAGCGTATATATAATTTAAAGTATTTACACCGTCTGTTAATGTAATAGTTTTACCAGGCAAAGTTGCTTTAACTTTCACCTCATCAAAAGTGCCGTTAGGATAAAATAAAACATCAACACTCCCGATATTAACTGTGCCGTCACCATTATCAGTATAACTAGCGTCTGTTGTGGCCCCAGCTGATACCCATATAGATTGTTTAACATTTTCATCGATTGCATTTTGTACTTGAGTTGCTGTCAAACCTGATACTGCATTGCTATATAGAATACTTTTAGCGTCTCTATTCCCGAGCTCTGTCCAGTTAATACCATTCCAAGTTATTTCTTGACCTGCTTCAAAACTTTGGCCTGTGTTTGTTTTAGTAACATCGTTGTCAGTAACATCGGCTGTTATGATATATGTCCAGCCGGTTGTAACATCGGCAGAAGTTGGGAAATCAGCAGCTACCGTAATACTGCCTTTAAGCTGCAAGGGGCTATCTAAATCATTAAGTTTTTTCCAATCAGCATAAGTAATAAGCCCGGCAGTAACTCCCACATTATCACTTGCCAGCGGGTACCGAATTATATGCCTGTCTTGCAATGCTTCGTCTATATCTAATATATCAGGAGCGGTTATTGTTGTTTCGTTTGCAATTTCTATTGTCTGCGCCGGGTCTGTTAATCCGTTAATAGAGAAAGCACCACCACCTCCACCACCACCACTAGGGGGTTTACTGCCAACTATATCGGAGTTTCTAAAACTTATACTCATAATTCCCCCCTAAACTGCTACTATAACAGAGCCATCATAATTGTAGGCGTACATGTATATATCGATATTAGCATCATCGGAAATTACAACCTGATAGTTTCTTACTAATATAGATGTGTCGATTGTTTGATCTCCGACAGGGGCAGGATCTCCGGCTACAACGTATGTCATATAATATGTGTTAGGCTGCCAATCTCGGATTGTTATAATCCCCTCTGCGGCAGTTGCAACTTTTGTCCATGTATTTTTATTTATAGTAACTCTGGTAGGATTTGCCATAGAAGCTCCTGTTAGATATGTTTCGCATATAGGCTTGTCATACTTTAATTATAACACAGGATTTCTAATTGTCAACAACTTGTTAATAAATTGTTAAAAACTTCTTACTATTATTTTCTTTTCGCTTGCTTCTGCTCTTGCTATTACAAGCGCCTCTAAAATATTAGGACTTTTAGTCCCTTTAGGCTTCTTGTCTATTATTATTTTTCCAGCAGAACTTAATCGCATTTTTGGTTGTGATATTTCATTTTTTAGTTTGATAAGTAAAGGATTGTCGCACTTTATACATATTGCCTTTGTATTATCATGGTCTTTATTATTAAACTTTCTATATACTTGTATAAACTGCTCTCTTAATCTCCAATACGCTTGAGCTTTTGCATTCTCAAACATATCACTATTTCTTTTATCGCTATAGTCTTTTGAGCTCGGTCTTACTACAGCCCCAGAAGCACTCCAACCAATAAACTTCATACTTGTATTTGTATTCTTGCTTATCTCTTTAAATCTTGCCTTTACACCAGCACCAACTCCAATATTATCATATCTAAGCTCTTCAACTTCGTGTTTTGTCGCTATATTAAAAGCTTTGTCAGCTGTTTCAGTTGTATCTCCGTCCGCCCACTCTTCCATGTATATAAGTCTATCGCCTTTCATTATAACAATACAGTTAGTATCTCCACCCTCATCAGCCACATCTAACCCAGCGATAACTTTTCCAGACGGTTCTATCTCTGTTAATGCACACTCTACCCATTCAGGATTTATTATTGACCCCTCTTGTGATCCGGCCGCGTTTCTCTCTATCTCTCTTTTGAATATATGAACAGTGCCTTCTTTTTCTGCCTTCTTCTTTTTAGCATCGTACCATTCTTGTGTATGATTAGGTATATCCCACCAATTAAACTCAAACTTATTATCATATGTAGTTGTTTTTCTGTAGAATAATGATTGTGTCCCTGAATGAGTTGATACCTCTATAATACAATCTGATGTTTCTGACACAGCAGCTTCAATCAATTCATCATGCTGGTAAAATGCACTTTCATCTTTTAAATATATTGTTCTTCTTCCTCCACGGCCAGCATTATCTCCTGAGCTACCTGCAATATCAGTTCCGGTCGTCTTATTCTTAAGATACATAAAATTGTCTATTATATTGCCTTTCCATTCACCCGGAAGATAATGTAACACAAATCTTAACTTTCCGAATATAGTAGAGACATCTCCTTTTCTGTCGCACTCATCAGCCTTATATGTATGAACACCAACAGAGGCATTATGTCTAAATAATAATAACCAGACAATAAATGCACAATAACACCATGTAGCCCCTACATCACGACATTTATCAACGACACCATTATTTTTATTCTTGTAAGAACCCCATAGCCATTCTATAAACTGTATTTGTTTTGGGAATAATTCAAATGGCAACACTTTATCTTCTGTCCGCGGATCATAAGTCATACAATGATTTGATATAAAATATACTAAACTATCTGAGCAAGGCAAGCTTACTAGTTTAGTTTCTTGTTGTAGAAGTGATTTGTTGTTATATATCTTTAGCCTGTCTTTAAAAGTCAATCGTTACTCATTTCTTTAAATGCTTTCTTTGCTTCTTCTTCTGTCATACCATCATAGTTATAGCTTTTAATTCCGCCTGAGTGTTCTATCTCTTGCTTATCTGTCCAGCCAAAATTCTTTAATGCGAATATGTCGCCTGATCTACCATGTTCCCTTAATGACTTCTCGTACTCGTTCTCAACTTTCATTTTAGCCATTGTAACAATCTTTTGATATCCTTCTCTTTGCTGGTATTCAATCAATGTTTTTTTGGTTGTGTTCAAGTGTAAACACAGACCTGTCCATGTAACATGTTTACCCTCAGTTTTCTCAAAGTAATCGTCTATCTTATCTTGTAAGTCCTGTGGTGTTGGATACATTAACGGCTTAGTTTTCATGTATTCCTCCTTTTTTCGGGTGTACTTTCTGTTGTATGATACAACTTGTTTTAATTTATTTTTCAACCTTGCCCGTATATTTTCACAATAGGCTTTTTATGCATTACCTTATATTTACAAGCTTCGTTTACTAATAGTTTACAGTATTTTGCTCTAAAAAACAATAGTTTCTTATGAACTTCTTTTTTTGAGCATTCATCTTTTATTCTATCGTAGTATATACAATTAACGTTTGAAAACATACTCACTCCTTATTTAACTCATTCTCCAGTTTTTATTCAATACTCCTAATTGAATTAACCGAACCTCTACATGACTACATGGTAACATTACATTAGCAGCTAACGTCATATTATCTCTCATTTAATCTCATTTTTTCCTTGTTGCCGTTCAATTTTATGTAAAATACGTTTCCATAATTTATTAACACCTGCATTATTTGATACAGGATGCCCAGATAAAGGACGTTTCCCCCACCATTCTTTTCCAATATGTGAATTTCTATTATGTCCTGCATTTTCACCTTGCATATTATTTGCTCTATCAAACAGGAAGAGCTGATCTTTATCTTCATCTTTATATTTAATATTTTTTTTGGGATCATTTGGATCATATATTGGTTTTAACATAGGTCTTGTTTTCAGTTTACCATCTATTGCTAATTGTGTTCTTTCAATAGCAATCTCAATGTATTCATTTACAATTTCACATCCCATTCCCCTGCGATTATTTTTAACAGCAGCAGCTGTTGTTGACCCAACGCCTAAAAATGGATCAAAAACCAAATCATTTTCATTAGTCATTGATAGGATTAATCTTTCAATTAGTTCTATTGGAAATTGGCAAGGGTGAATAGTTTTTTCAATATGATTATTTTTTACATTTGGAATATCCCAAATATCACTTGGATTTTTTCCTAGCGGATTACAAGATAATTTCCCTTTTTTATCACCTTTAAAGTATTTTTTATTGGGGTATTTTTGAGGAATTCTTACAGGATCAAGATTGAATGTATAATCATCACTTTTTGTAAACCAAAGAATAGTTTCATATCTTCCAGAAAATCTTTTTGAAGCGTGTAAACCATGTCCAAAATGCCAAACTATTCTGTTTCTTAGTTTTAAATTATGTTTTTGGAATATTGGATAAAGAAAAATATCTAATGGAATAATTTCTGATTTATTTACATAATTGCCAACCTGCCAACAAATACTCCCATTATTAGATAGTATTCTAACAGATTCATCAATAATACGTTCTTGTTGAATATAGTATTCAGTCAATGCTGTTTTTTTTTCATATTCTTTTCCAATATTATACGGTGGAGAAGTAACAACC